GCAGGAAGGGCAGAAATCTTGACGTCAGCCATGTGGCTACTCCAGCAAAATTAGACCGCCATTTTCTTGAACGAGGTTATCCCCGTTCTCAGTTTCAAGGTTGCCTTGCGCTTGGTCCGGCCCATACCCGGAAAACAACGTGGCGATGCTACCCAACCCGATAGCAAGCCCGTTCCGAAGCGCGCCGGCAAACCCCATGGCTTAAGCCTTGTTGATCGGCTTGCAGTACACTACGCCGTCCGTGGCCACCCGAATGGCGCTGACGCGCCAGACGCCACTGACGGTGATCGGGACCGCAAAAGGAATGGGGGTCTGAGCAGGGATGGGCGTGCTGGCCGTCGTAGCTACAGCGCCCTCGCCCACCTCAACGTAGCAAGCTTGGTCAGACCAGATGACGACGCCCTGCGGCCCCGCATTCCAGCCCGTCGTGTTGGCCGCGGTCCCGGTAAAGGATGCGGTCTGAGCCGGAAAATCGGCTTTGGACAGAGGCTTCAGCAGTTCCATCGGTGCGACGTCCTTAAGCAAGGAACTTGAGCTTATACAGCGTAGAGAGATACAGCGCGACAATTTCGTCAACGATGTTCTGAAGCGCCGTATCGCTCTTGTCCATGACCTTGTAGCGCATGTCCTCGATGTCCTTGAGGTTGTCCTCAAGAAACTCGACGATGTTGTTGGTCTTTTTGGCCGACATGAGCGCAATCGGCCCGATCAGCCCGTGCCGGCCCTGGTATGCCTCGGCCAGCGTGTCCGCGAGGTCGATAACGCCCTCGTAGAACTTCTGAAGGGCCTTGTGCTTGGCGTAGCTGCGGGTGTTCAGATGCACGGAATGGGCCGTATCGCGGGCCAAAAACAGCATCCCGATGAACTCGGCGCAGTTGCTCATTGCATCGGCCCTCCTGGGGCCATTTCAGGCGGCAGAGGGGCCATTTCGGGCTCCATGACGGGCATCTGGCGCTCCATCGGGGTGTCTCGGCCCACAATATCGCCCGTATCCAGCGCCGCGGCGATGGTGCCCATCACGATGTCCTGGATCTGCTCCGGCGTCATGCCGGCCTGGACGGCCGAAATGCGCTTCGTCTCGGCGTCATACGCCTTGATCTGCACTTCCTGGGCCTCGATGGACTGCTCGACGCGCTGGAGCATCCCAACGACTTGGTTCAGCTCCTTCGTCAGCGCCTCGATCTGCATCTTGGCCATCTGCATCTCGGGCGACTGGTCCTCGCCTTCCATGACCTTCGGGTCAATGATCTTGGCGAAGCGCGCGGCCATCTCCTGAGCGCCTGGCCAATCCATGTTCTTGATGAACAGGTCGCCCGCGACGGTCCAAAGCTGCGGGTTCGACTGGAGCAGCATGGACATGGCGTCCAGGGCTTCCTGGCGCTTTGTCATGTAGCCAGGCCCAGTGGTCACGCAGACGTCGTAGGTGCCGACTGACGGGTTGTAGATCTTGTCGATCACCAGCCCGTTCTCGTCGCGGATCTCCTTCACGGGCTCCGGCTGCGTCGGGTTGATGCGGACCATGCCGACCTCGCCGTCGAGGCCCACAATGCGGGCCACGCGGGCGGTGTCGTAGATCTTCGGGATCATATCGACGAGCTGGCGCGTGACGTAGCGGATGGCGCGGGAAAGGTTATCGACGAAGTGGTACGTCCCGGTGTCGCCCTGCTTCTCGCGCGCCAGGATGGCCCGGCCAGACCGCTCGTTGCTCTGGGCGCCAAGGCTGCTGTCGTACTGCCCTGTGGTGGATTTGATGTCGTCAGAGGCGCCCAGCTTGGCCTGGATGAGCCCCGTCTGGGCCAGCGGCGGCGGAGCGCGCTGGGGCAGCGGCAAAGGCGAGCCGGCGCCGTCGGTGACGTCCGGGTTGACCTCCAGGTACGGCCAGTTGTTCGTGTTGGCCGTCTTCCAGTTCATTTCGTAGCCTTCAAACTGGCCGCCATAGCCAATGAAGGGTGCCTTGGGGGCCAAGGCCAGCATCTCGGCCTCCTGGCTAACCCAGTAATTGTACATGCGCTGGGCGTCCTTAGCGTTCCGCACAAGGCCCGAGACGTAGAGCTGGCCGTCCACTTCGAACTCGTTGCCGACGACACGCACGACCGGGATCCACTTGCCCGCCCAGTCGCGCTCCTCCAGCACTTCAAAGCCGTTGGTCTTGAGCCACTTGCACTTCTTGCGGTCCACCTTGCGGGTCCGCAGCGGCTTGCCGAACATGGCCTTGAGGGCCTTGTCCTGCGGCGTGCCGGCGAAGGCCGTGATGTTGTCCGGGTAGAGGTGCAGCGTCGCGTCTTCGTGTTCGTAGTAGAAGTACTCCGCGATGCGAACCATGTCCTCCGACAGCCACTGCGACAGGCTCTGGTCGCCCACGCCCTGCGTCATAAGGCTGGAGATCGGCGCCGCGTCTGGGAACATCCGCTCGTAGTCGGCTTTGCTGACGTCCTCGGTGATGAAGCACCACTCGGCGTCCGAACCGCACGGATCCTGGATGGTGGGGTCCATGTAGACCGAGAAGGCGTTGCGGACGCGCCCGATCTTGATGTCCTGGTCGAAGCTGTCGTCGCGGCAGTACTCGGTCAGAAGGCGGATGTAGCCCTCGCCGTAGGTGACTTGGTTGTCGCAGGCGGTGTCGTAGGCAACGTCGGCGTCCGAGATGTACTCGATGTGCCGGACCATGCCGTCGAAGATCTCAGCCACACGCACGTCAGCGCGGTCGTCGGCCGGGATCACCTTGCCCGTCGGGCGGTTCTGGCGCTGCTCGTTCGTCACCTGACGGACGTGCTGCGGCAGCTTGTTGATCGTCAGGCAAGGGCGGGCGTTGATCGTCTGGCCCTGCACCGACCCGCGGGTGGCCAGCACGTCAGCTGGCCACTGCCACATATTGTCCGGGCTGCCCGCCATGAAGCGCAGGTCGTCCAACTCATCTTCACGGCTGTCCGAATACGCTGAAATTGCCAGCGTATAGCGGCGCCGCATAACAGACAGACGCTCCGTATCGTCAGAGTCGGACACTTTGCCCGCTGCTTGAACGTCGTTAGCTGCCACTGAACGAGTTCCCCTTGCTCATGTTTTCTCGGCCAGGAAGCAACTGCAAATTCCAAGGCACATGTAGCCCGGAAACGGTTTTGCCGCGAAGGGGCACTATGTGGTCAACGTGGTAGTCTAAACCAATGCTACGAAGCGCGAAGCAGTAGGTGTAGACGGACTCCATCTCAAGCAAATGCGAGAGAGAAAGCCACTGCGGTTGGCGCGCGTCTTTTGCGCTTCGGTAGTTGGCAGTCCATAAATTTCGTTGCGCGGGGCGTTTTGCGGTTTTGCGCCGCTGGTATTCCGCCAGTTTAGCAGGGTTAGCGCGACCCCAAGCCACAGAAGATGCGGTGTACTTTTGGCGGTCCTTAGCCTTCGCTCTATTTGCAATTGCGTTGCCGCACTCGCAGCAAGTTTTGTTAGCGGTATAGCGTTCGGCCACATGCCCGTTACGGCAGGGTACGCCCGTAAAGTAGCGCGCTGCGCCAGCAGCTATCGCCTCCTGCCGGGATACCGTTGGCCGGTCCATGCTTACTTCTTGCCCTTCTTGGCCGCTTCGCGCTTGGTCGAGTACGCGATTGCGACCGCCTGCTTGGCCGGTTTACCGGCGGCAATCTCAGCCTTCACGTTCTTGCGAAACGCCTCTTTGGAGGTGGACTTCACCAGAGGCATGTCACTTACCCTTCTTCGCGGGCTTGGCAGTCTTGGCAGACTCGCGGAACGCAGCCGCGGTGGGCGCGCCCTTGCTGCCGGGCTTCCGCATCTTCTCGCCAGAGCCGGCGGCGATGCGGGCGCGTTTGGCGTGGATTGCAGCGTAAAGACCTGGCTTGGCCATCAGCACTTCCACCTTTTCATGCTTGCCTTGGCGCGGTCGGCGTTCTCCGACTTGGCTACCACACCCGCCATGCGGGCGCAAAAGGACTTTTTGCGGCCCTTGTCAGCCTCGGTCTTGGGGCTGGGCGCCGGGGGCTTGAGGTTGGAGCCCGTCTCGCGATTGTACTTGGCCCGGCCCTTTGCAGTCAGGCCGGCGCCCTTGCTCGTCGGTAGCTTCTCGCCGCGGCCTACGGCCAGCGATACGCTTTTTTTTGGCATCTTACACGCAATGGATAATGGCAAAGTTCAACACGACGGCTTCGGATAACGGACCGGCTGAGATGTTACGCAGGACAAACGCGCAAGAACCAGCCGTGTGGCCTGAAACCCAGCAGTTGTAGGTTACATTTGACGCCACGCCGCCAGCCACGTTGACAATCACTAAATCTTTGGCGGATATTTTGCTGTTGGTCATAGTAAACGCAACATTGGTAGTAGCGTTGAGGGTAGCATTGTTCATCGTAATTTGGCCCGCTGAGGCGTTAATCGTCACGCCCGTGGACTTGTCGGTCAACTGCGTGACGGTGCTCTGCGCGGCTGCCGCGTAGCCAATCTCGTCGGAGGCGTAAATGTCCACGCCGTTGACGTCAGTGCCGCTGACGGTTGTTGCGCTGACGGTATCAGCGCCGACAATGTTTTGGTCTTCGTAGGCGACGCCAATCGGCTTGGTGTTGCTCGACATGTCTTAAGATCCCATCCAAGACGTCTGTATGCCGCCCGCAGCATAATTGCGCCGCAGGGTTCTGTCCACATATTCCCGATGGGCCACCGGAAAGGCGAAGGTGACGGCAATGGCGTCGGCGGCGTCGGGGCTGGCCAGCCCGCGGGCCTTCATGTCCTTCTTGCTCTCCAGATAGATCGTACCCTTGCTGTCGGGCTTCATCATCGGCCCGGTCAGGTCGTTTTTGAGGAAGCGGTCCTGCGGGATTGACCCCGTCTTAAGCCACTCCCGCATCTCGCCCCACATCTCGGCGCGCTTGTTGCCCCACATCACCGGGTTCTTTGACTTGTTGCCGAAGTTGACCCCCTTTACCTTGTACCGCTGCTCCTTGAGCCGGTCCACGACGCCGGCGCCTAGGCCGCCTTCGTCGATAACCACCAGCGCTGGCTTGTACGTCTCAATGGCCTCGATGACGTGGCCCACGACGGTCATGGTGTCGTCGCCCTTGTGCCGCTTGATGGCGACGACGTCGCGCCCCTGGCGGATGGCCAGCACCGTGCTGTCACTGCCGAACCGCGCCGGATCCACCCCCAGCACGACGGGCGCCGACGGATCCTTGTACGCCGGGCGGCGCATGGCGTCGTCCACCAAGCTGGCGCCGATAAACTGGTCGTCGGAGGCGTTGGGGAACTGCCCGTAGACCTCGACGTGGGCCTGGGTGCTGTCCGGCCCGTACTCGTCGATGATCTGCTGGTAGACCTGCTTGTCGGTGCCTTCGACCGACCTGGCGTCCACAATCTTCGTGCCCCAGAAGTCCCGCTTGGAGTGGAAGCACTCGTAGAAGTACCCCGCGTTGCGGCGGGGGTTGCTGAACGCCAGCCAGAAGCGGTGCGGCGTGTTCTCGGTGAAGAAGCCCGCAGCGACCGACCAAATGGTGTCGTCGATACCGCTGGCCTCGTCGTAGATCAGCATCACGCCGTCGAAGTTGTGAACGCCCGCGTAGGCGTCGGGGTTCTCAGCCGACCACAGCCGGCCCTCGACGCCCCAGTAGCGCGTGCCCATCTTGAGGTCGCGCTCGACCAGCTCCGTCAGCCACTTTGCCGGCATGACGCGCGTCGCGCTGACCTCAAACCAGTGGCTGTTGAGGCTCATTGAAAGCCACTTGGTGATCTCGGCCCAGGTGACGGAGCGAAGCTGCGCCTCGCTATTAGCCGACACGATGGTCGTCGAGCCGATCCTGGTCGTCAGCATCCAGATGACCAGCCAGGAGACAAGCGCCGACTTGCCGATGCCGCGGCCGGACGAGATGGCCATGCGGAAGGTGTCGAAGTCCACCTTGCCGTTGTTGCTGCGGATGTGGTCAGCCAGGTTCTGCAACACCTCGCGCTGCCACTTGCGCGGCCCCTGGAAGTGTTCCAGCGGCGTGCCTTTCTGGCCCCACGGGAAGGCGAACAGCACGAACTTCAGCGGGTTGTCCTTAATGGCCGGCGTCCACAGCCGGCTCATCAGCTCCATCTCGTCGTCGGGCGAGTACTTAACCGTCTGCACGAACGCGCTCCGGGTAGGGCTGTGCGTCTTCGATGGTGGTGACGGACTCTGCGGCGCCCTCGATGACGCGGCGCTGCGCTTCCTGTAGCGCGTTCGTGATCGAGATCGTCTGGTTGACCTCGACCGTCACGGCCTGCTTTGCCACCCAGCCGTGGACGTGCTTGAGGATGTCCAGCGCCGCCTTGGCGTCGCCCTCGCGGGCGGCGGTGTGCAGCACCTCCGACATCTCCATCTCGCCGTCGGCGCGCCCCTTCTCCTCGGCCAGCGCCGCCAGCGGGTCGAACTCGCAGAGGCTGCGGTACTCTGCGGGGCGCATTCCGGCGGCCAGCGCCAGCGTGTCCCCACGCAGGCCCTTGCGCGCCGCGTTGTAGATGGCCTCCAGCCGCGCTTCCGTCGCTTGCAGCCGCCGCGGCTCATACGGGAG